TGAGCACGCCGCAGGGCGGGAGCGGGGCGTTCTATGATGTGATGCACGACGCGAAGAGCGGGTTGCTGAAGGTGAGGCTGCACTGGAGCGAGCACCCGCAGAAGAGGCCGGGGTTGTACGTTTCCAGGGAGAAGCGCCTGGAGATCCTGGACCCGGAGTACGAGTTTCCGGCGGGGTATCCGTTCGTCCTGGACGGGAAGATCAGGAGTCCCTGGTACGACAACGAGTGCCGGAGGAGTCCGATTCCGCAGTTGATCGCCCAGGAGTTGGACATTGACTACCTGGGGAGCGAGTATGCTTTCTTCGACCACCAGAAGATCGAGGAGCGGGTGGCCCGCGATTCGCGGCCCCCCCTGGTCTGCGGGGATCTGTCGTGGGATCAGGTTCACTCGGTTATCAAAGGGTTTGGGGAGGCGGATCGCGGGGGCCTGAAGCTCTGGGTGAATCTCGTGGGGCAGCGGATGGCCCCTCCGCAGGACCGGCCCTACGTCGTGGCCTGCGACGTCTCGGAGGGCACCGGGGCGAGCAACAGCGCCCTGGTCGTGTGGGACAACCGGACCATGGAGAAGGTGGCCGAGTACCTCGATCCGCACATCGATCCGGGAATTTTCGGAAAATTTGCGGTGGCCGTCTGCCGGTGGTTTTCCGGGGAGGACCGGGAGGACGGGGCGTTCCTGATCTGGGAGGCGAACGGTCCGGGGCGGAGCTTCGGGAAGGCGGTGATCGAGGCCGGGCATCGGAACCTGTTCTACCGCACCGAGGAGCAGCGTCTGGTGCGCAAGGGGAGTGACTTTCCGGGCTGGTTTTCCACGCCAGAGGCCAAGAAATCCCTGTTGACCGAGTACCGGAGGGCGATCCACGAGGATCTGCTGGTCAACCGAAGCAGCAGCGCGTTGCTCGAGTGCAAGGAATACATCTTCACCGCGGGCGGGGCGGTGGTTCACGCCCGCAGCCAGCGGACGATCGACCCTTCCGGGGCGCGGGAGAGCCATGGGGACGTCGTGATTGCGGACGCCCTTGCGGCCAAGTGCCTGGGCCTGCGGAAGCAAAAGAACTTGACAACTCACCACATTCCGTCAAATTGTCTGATGGCCCGCCGATTGGTGATGGCCCGAGAGCAGAAGCAGTCGGCGTACTGGTGACAATCTAACGAGGCTATTCCGCGGCGAGTTGCAACTCTCCGCGGGAGACGAGCCGATCGGATGCAGGTAGCAAGGTGCCTTGCCCGCCCCGCTGACCTCCCGGTCGGCTCGCCTCGTTTCTCTGGGGTTCCGATGGATCTGGAAGACCGAAAAAGCGTGGCCCGGCTCCGGGGAGCGATGGAGTCCAGCCGGAAACGGCTGAGGCCCTACCGCGAGTCGAGGGCCAAGGCGGTCGCGCAGTACGTCGGGGCGAATTACTCCGATGACGGGGCGAACGACATCGTTCCGGTGAACCTGATCGAGCTCCTGATCGTCATCCTGCTCGGGCAACTGGCCGCTCGAGCCCCCCGCGCCCTGGTCACCACGCCGATTTCCAGACTGAAACCCGAGGCGGCGAACCTCGAGCTCGGCCTGAATCGCTTGATCGATCAGATCCAGTTGGCCGGTACGCTGCGGCGCAGCGCCATGGACGCCCTGTTCAGCGTCGGTCTGGTCAAGGTGGGCCTCTGCCAGAAGACCAGTCTGGAGATCGACGGGTGGACCCACCACATCGGCCAGCCGTTCGCCGACGCCGTCGATCTGGACGACCTCGAGGTCGACATGCGGGCCAACACCTACGGGCAGATCCACTTCATCGGGAACCGCTACCGATTGCCCTACGACCAAGTGAAGAAGAGCGAGCTCTACGACAAGGAGATGGTCGACAAGCTCCAGCCCAGCCACCGGACGATCCTGACCAGCGAAGGCGAGGAGCGGGTGGAGAAGATCGGGCAGGGATCGACCGACCAGGGGGAGGACGAATACGAGGACCACCTCGAGCTCATCGACCTGTGGCTCCCGTTCGAACGAAAGGTGGTGACGCTCGACTCGGAAGGGACGGCCCCGATGCCCCTGCGGACGGTCGACTGGCAGGGACCGGACTGCGGACCCTACCATTGGCTCGGGTTCCACGACGTGCCCAGTTGCCTTATGCCCCTGAGCCTCGTCTCCTCGGTCTTCGATCTGGCCGACCTCTCCAACCGGCTGTTCCGCAAGGCCGGACGTCAGGCGGAGCGCCAGAAAACCATCCTCGGTTACCAGGGACCGGCCAGCGAGGACGCCCAGCGCCTGATCAACGCCAAGGACGGGGAGGCCATGCGGATGGACAACCCCGACATGGCGCGGGAGTTCAAGTTCGGCGGGGCCGACCAGTTGACCCTGGCGATGTTCATGCAGGCCAAGGGGCTGTTCACCTATCTGGCGGGCAACCTGGACGCCCTCGGCGGAATGGGGGCGATGAGCGGGACGGTGGGCCAGGACCAGATGATCCAGATGAACGCCTCGAAGCGGATCGCCGAGATGCAGAACCGCATGGTGGAGTTCAGCCGCGGGGTCATCCGCTCCCTGGCGTGGTATCTGATCAACGACCCGCTGATCGACATGCCCCTGGCGAAGCGCATCCCCGGCTACGAGTCGATCGAGGTTCCGGTGGACATCTCGCCGGAGAACCGGACGGGGGACTACCTGGACTTCAACTACGAGATCGATCCCTACAGCGCCCAGGACATCACGCCCGGACAGAAGTTACAGACCCTAACGATTTTCTTCCAGCAGTTCCTGGTGCCCTTCGCCCCCCAGTTGGCCGAGCAGGGGTCTTCGATCAACTTCAAGAAGGTCGTCCAGCTCGTCGCCAAGTACTCGAACATTGATGAACTTAACGAAATACTGATCACCGAAGATCGTCCTGACGAGCCCGCCATCCAGGGCGAAAAGGGGACCAAGATGCCCGCGGTGACCCGGCGCGAGAACGTGAGGATCAACCGACCGGGTTCGACGGAACAGGGGAAAGACGAGGCCATGATGCAGATGCTGATGGGCCAGGGCGGCGAGTCCGTCCAGCCCGCGGCGCTGGCCTCGCTGAATCGACCGACAGGATAGTTTATGAGCGAAACACCCTTAGAGTGCCCGGCGTCAGTGGTTCGCGAGTGCAACTTCCCCCCCGTGGAGATTACGGAACTGCACCGGGTCGGCCAGCGGGAGACGGTGGCGTTCCCGCGCTGGGCCATGACACTGCTCATTGCCATTCTCTCGGCCCTGGCCGGGAGCAACGCCGCCATCTGGTTCGGACTCGGAACCAAGTCCACCTCCGAACAACTGGTGTCGGCCAAGGCGGAACTGGCTGCGGAACTCGTGCTGGCCCGCGAACGGCTGGTGAAACTGGAGGCCACGATCCCGAAGGAATATCCTCCGAAATGGTTCGGAGACAAAGTGGACGCTATGGCGGTGACCGTGAATGAGAACAACAAAATCCTGAACGACCTTCGCGTCGAGGTCGCCAGCCTGAGAAAGGACCAGGGTCCGTAGCCATGCCGACGTACTGTTACAAGTGCGAGTGTGGCGAGGCGTTCGAGCGGGCCATGCCGATTTCCCGCCGGTCGCCCCTGAAGTGCCCGTCCTGCTCGGCGCTGGCCCACCGGGACTACCGGAGCGAACTGCTCGGCCACCGCCGCCCCCAGCCGGGGACGTGGCCCATGGAGGGCGGGGCCTTCGTCGGGGTGGCCGCGGAGGACGCGGCGTCTCACGCCCGGAAGCTGAAAGAGAAGGGCGTCCACGGCGTGGAGGTGAAGGCCAACGGAGACTTGGTCTTCTCCGATCGCCGGGCCTACAAGAACTGGTGCGTCGCCAACCACCTGTACAACCGCGACGCCGGGTACGGAGACGCGACTCCGACTGAGTACAAAGGGAGATAGCCATGAGCCAGATGCAGAGCCTCGGATTCCTCCAGAATCAGAACCCGGCCATGCTTCAGATGCTCCAGCAGCGGCAGGCGCAGGCGGCGCAGCAGATGGCCCAGCAGTCAGCCATGAACAACGCCATGCATCAGATGGCCCAGCAGAACATCGGGCAGATGCCGCAGCAGAACATCGGGCAGATGCTGGGCCAGCAGCAG